CAAACGATTTCTCGTCAACTATCCGGCCTTGTTCTAATCCATCCTCCATTGCATCGAAGGAGGTTGAGATTAAGAATCCGAACTCTTACCTATATGTTTCGCCCACCATGAGGTTACAACTTTGCGTGCCACCTTGCGTTAGATTGATCTCCAAAAGGATTTTGCCGGTCTGATCTTCTTTGATGACCCCGGCGCGTTTCATTTCCTTGATGAGATTAAGTAACCACAAAGGTTTGTTCATTAGTTTGGTCATTTACTCCGTTCGTCTATTTTTGTCAAGGTATTATTTTTTATGCGGCGAGAATTTTCATCAATTTTGCGGCTTTCATCAGGAAGGGACCCGCTTTCTTTCTCGGGACAAGAGTAGACAGTCTTAGCAGACGTTGAATCTCTTTTTCCGTCTCTTCTTTAGTCATTTGATGTCCTCGATGAATCCCTTGAGTGATGCCGTAGTCAAGCCCCCCCTTCCCCCCCAAGCATAGTGCTTAGAAAGTAGGTTCGGTAACTACGGCATCAACGAGAACCGCGCATTGTGTCCTGCGAAGTTATCCTCTCGTTTATCCGCTCACAGACCCGTTAGTACGGCACCGATACTTTGGTGGCCTTGACGCCCTCTGTGATTCGTCTAGGTCGGTGCTAGCCAATCCCCGCTTCTTCACCGTCGCACCATAACCCCCACTGATACGGCATACAGTGAGGACAAGGAAACCCCCTTGGAGGCTTTCGTTTGATGTGCCAAGATCAACGACGCGGAAACCAAGGGGGTCATGGACGGCAAATGCCGGTGGTGCTATTCAGTTTTTACATCGTTAATCTTGGCAAGCGCATAGCTACTACACGCCATGGCATTTGTCAAACTTTTTTTCATCAACCACTGTAATTTTAGGCCCAATGGATTTACCATCTGGCGGCTCTTGGATGATTAGTGGGCTTCCGCCGTTCTTTAAAATATCCCTGATTTGCGCGTCAGTCTGTTGCGCCAGCATCTCCATCGACGTTTTAGCATAAGCGTTCATTATAGCCTGTGCTGAGTTCTGACCTGCTTGCTGCAACAGTGATATTCCTGAAGCGGTCAAGTCATTAGCAGTCCACGACTTGACCGGATTCTTCACCCCCACCTTGACCCAATCCCCAATCTCAATCGTGATCTTATCCGCATCTGCTACGTCAATCCCCTCCATACGCATCATCACAGACAACGCAGAGAGTAATTCCTTACCTGACTCGATCTGCATATTCTGGAAGGTTTCGAGGGAGATGGTGATGGAGGTCGGTTTCGGGGGAGAGCCGGCGACGTTGCCATAAGTATTGGCAGCAGTTATAGGCCGCTGATATGCGTTCATGTAGGCTTCGTATTGTTTCTTTGCAGCTTCTGCCATCAGTCGGCTTTGTTCTTCAGCAGATATCATGATACTTTTGGGTTCCACGCCGATGCCTAGCAATTTATCGCGCAACTCCGTCCATCTGCTCATACCGTCTCCCCCATAAGTCTCGCATAGACTATCGCTGCGGTTATTTCTTCGTCGGTTACGCCAATCTGTCGTAACGCGGCACGTTGCCAGTCGCCTGACCAGGTAGGAATGTGACCTACAAATTCCCACCCGTAATCACTTACCCCCGTACACCGTTCAAAATGTCTCGCAGGCCCGAACCAGTTCTTATCGTTCCGAGGGATACAATACACTGCCCCTTGGAACTCAAGCACCGGCTCTCTCTTTGGATGCCATTTCAAGGGATTGCGCGTCAAAAGGGAAGTACCCATCCAGCTTCAACTTTGACTACGTTCTTGCTGGTGTCGATGGTGATAACAAACTCGTCATGCCCTTCCAAATAAACTCCATGCAACCGCATCTGCATCTTCAGCGTCGTGATTAACGCTTCCGGTGTCTCGCAGGGGAGTTTCATGAAGTCGTAGAGAGGGATGTGCAGCGTGTTTTGGGACGTGGGCCACTGGCGTTTTGCTTCATTAACTCCCATAGGTCTGACCGTTTTATATCCGTAGATGTTCATCAGTTGCCACCCCAACTACTACTGCCACCGCCTTTTTTACCGGGTTCTTTGATATGCGAAGACTTAGGCCGTTGGGGAATCGGTACAATCAACCGCGCATGTTTCGCTATGCTGATCGAAAGTACCCTATCATCAAACTGGCCTTGCTCTGCTTCTTCACGCCCGTTGATTTTCTTGAAATTCTGCATCTCGTTAAAGGTTTCAGCGCACCTGATTCCATGCGTCCCTTCAATCATTTCCATCTTCAGGTTATCGAGAATGACCGTCCTTGTTTTTGATGACGTGACCCATCCCCATCTTTTACGTGGTTTGTTGGGAGGCTCAATGACTGTCTCACAATGTAGCCTTGGATAACCTGAATCAACGATTTCCGTGACAGTAGTCAGACCGTGATTGTTTCGTTCAGGGATGATGTACGCCACGTTGTATCGTTTGCCAAGAGCAATCAGGATTTGTCCGAAGACCTTTGGTTCGACCTTTCCATGCCAATGAGCTACCTGTTCGCCTGTCCGGTGATTTATGACATCTGCGGAATCGAAATCGCCTTGCTCAAGACCTTCTGCAACGTCTGCGGAAAGGATGTACGCATACCCGACCTTGGGTTCTTCCCACACACGTAGACCGCCATTGGGATCGGCAAGCCACTGACCTGTAGACACCATGCAGGTGTAGCGTGCTTTCGGTGCCGGCGCAGCCCTCTTCAAGAGCATCAGTTGTTCGTTATCAAAGACGGGTTGCCCCGTCGAGAGAAACGCACTTTCAGGAGTCGAGGGGTGCATTTCTTCGAAAAGTGCCTTGCTCCCTTTCGCTTCGTTGGCAAGCGTAGACCTTCGCCAGCACATCTGGTCGTCCTGAAGATTGAACGTCTCTTTGATCTTCTTTTCTTCGTCGGTCAATACGAAATCTGCCGGGGGAGTCTTCCGGTTCAGTTCGAAAATAAACCAGGGAAAGAAGATTGCCGTGTAATCGTTTTCAGGATCGGCTTCTTCGTTGATCGATTCTTCCAAGGCCGGGGAACCGTCATCGTTAAGTCTTGTGACGAAATACCGATACCGGCATCCCCAAAACCTGTTGTAGACCTCGCCACCAACACCGTTCGCCGTCCCTTCGATAATGACCTTCGTATCGGGTTCAGGCGGGACACAAGGGAGTACGGCCTTGATAAGACCTTCCGCATTTTCGCGTGGCAGTTTGAAAGCGTCTGAAAGATGGAGTCTGTGTATAGCTTGGCCACTTCCGACGTCATCTTTACCACCTGTTGCGACACGAAACGCCGAATCAAGTCCGGTCCCTTGCGCGTTGTTGAACTCCAAGAGACGGGCGTTGTTGGCGAGAACTTCCGGCCTCTCCTTTGCCGGGATATTATTATGGAAGCGTTTGACCATTTTAAAAATAAATTCAGTAGCTTGCGGCTCATGTGTGATCTGGAATCCATAGACGCTCGGGGTCGAAGAAATGAATTGATACGTGTCACCGGAAAACAGCGTCGAGACACCCTGCCGTCTACCTTTGAGAAGAACGACGCGCACCAATCTACCTTTGGCAATGATCCTCCGTTCGATCTCCATGTAGAGACGCTGCGGCCCATTCAGGATGAACGGCTTGACTCCACCCCCCTCCCTCGGCTGCACCTTGAGCTTCGTCCTGGCGTATTCTTCGAAATCCACCGACATCTTTAAATCAGCGATCAAATCCGCTATCTGATCGGCGCTGAGGTCTTCGAATTGTTGAAGGGCGTTGCTCATTCTCCCCCCTGCTGCTTCATCTCAAGCATCTTCTGAAGATCCGCCAACATGCTCGGATTCGCCTTGACCTCTGCTATCAACTGCACTTTCTGCTCGTACTTGAACTCTTCGATGACAACTTTCTTCTCCGGCATCGCCTGTTGCGCCTCCGCAGCAAACTTCGCCGCGTCCATTCTCGCTCGATGGTCTGGATACATCTTGATGACTTCCTTCGTCACCAGTTCGCCGTTTTCAATCGTCGTCTCCCTTCCTCTGAACGCCTGTTCTGCATTCATCGCGTCGGCTACGACTTCGGCAATCTTGTTGACCCCGGCGTTTTTCAGAGCAAGGAGTTCCTGAAGGCGCTGGTTATTGTTGATCTTCTCCTTCACCTTTTCGAGAGTCGTTGTTACCTTATTCGCTATCGTTCCATCCGTGCCTATAAGCCCCGCAGCTCTTGCCTTTTCCAGCCGTGTCGCGTCAGGGTTGAAGAGATGCGCCTTCACAATGTTGATCTCCTGCCCCGTAAAGCCCTGTTCTTCCTTCTGCTTCTGACGCTTGGCAAGGGATTTCTTGCTTAGCTTGCGGCGTTTAATGGTCGGAGTTTCGATGGTGGAGGGGAAAATGTCGATCTCTTCGGTCATAACGCTAACCTCATTTGTGATTGCGACTGTTCTATACGTTGGCAAGCCATATCAAAATATTCAGGGTCAATCTCGTATGCTTCGATTTCGAACCCGCGCTCAAGACATGCAATAACAAGACTTCCACTGCCAAAATGTGTGTCAATGATCTTATCCCCAACTTTAGCGTAAGTATCTAGCAAATAACCATATAATTTTACCGGCTTCTGTGTCGGGTGTATTCGCTTTTCGTTCAGCGCCTTGTTGCCCTGCTGAATGGTGCCTTGGCGAACTGAAACTCCCTGCATCATGCCGCGCCACATATACCGCACAATGTCCACACGCTGATTCAGGCTGTTATATGCTATTTCAGCTCCACTTTGGTCTGTTCCATCATTCACTTTATCCCATATAATCCGGCCGCCAGGCAGTGCCACTTGATAGTAATTCGCGCCCCATATAATTTGATGCTGTGACACCCGTTGCAATTCGGTAAAGTATTCGGGCGACGGCGGTTTCTTATCCCAATATTTTTTCTTGTAGCCGCCATCCAAGCACTTTAGAACAGCCCCGTTCTTCTGCTTGACGCCGTGGCATCTGTTTGTGCCGCCATCCTCGTTTCGACCATAAGGGGGATCAACAATAGCCAGCGAAAATGATTTGTCAGGCATTTTAACCATGCCATCCCGACAATCGCCTAAATATAAAGTTGCTTTTCCGATAACAACTTTTTTCATAAATTATTGAACTCCAAGATCGCTTCTTCAGGATTATCGAACACCTCGTTAAGCTCAGGATTTACCGCGCAGAAATCGTTTTCGCAGCCGACCCCATAGACTAGCTGCTCGTCACTCGGATGGACTTTTAGAGCCGGTAATCCTTTGCACCAGGGGCATTCCTTGATAGTCTTCTGCAATTCTCCTAGAGACTCCATCCACTGTTTGAACTCGTTGACCGTTCCATCAGGATTGTGAAGTTTGTAGAGACGGTAGAAATTCACCCATGAAGAATCGTGCTCGATCTCGCCGGCTTGAGATGCCATTATTCCCCCTCGTCAATTTCAGCTTGTAAAAGCGCCACTAATTCAGCCTTTACCATTTCCAAAACGGCTATCCGTAATCCGCAAGGGACGTTATCACTGTAAAATGCGGCATCTCGTATCCTCTTGTAAATATCTGCAACAGGGTCAGAGTTCGCTTTATACGCAGAAAGATCAACAAGTTTAGGCGTATATTGCGTTAGGTCGCTACCGGCAGCAACTTTCTGTGTCTTGCTGTTTCTTGAAAGCACCGCTTTCACAATCTTCCTGATTGTAGATGATATTTCCATTCACATCCCCATTTGACCAACTATCAGGTTGTGTTTCATCACTTCGCACAAGGCAACGCATTCGCTCATTTTCATGCCTGATTGCACAAAGCGAGTTGCGTACATTCCATCGCGGTCATCGAGAAGGATCACCAAGACTTTCGTTGGGGTCACGACACCAGATGCGATGTCATCAAGCGCACCGTGCAAGGCATCTTCCGGACGCATCATTGTTGCATCGTTTTTGTACTCACCAAGACTTTTGACCTTGCTCATATCGTTCCCTCTCTCCCGAAATCCGGCAATCCATCTCCTTCTACAGCGCACCACAAATGCAAACAGAATGGATGAATATTGATATGCTTCGACTCAGCAGGAAAGATTTGCAACGCCTGCCGATCCTTGCCGATGAAAAGCGCCTTCACGTCCTGCATGTCTTCATAGGAAGGCAACCGCTTTTGCCGCGACATCGACACATGCAGCCACGTTTTACCATCGCCCTGGATATTATCGGCGGTAAAGATGACCTTCAGGCCGTCTTTTCGCACATACCATGACTGACCAAAGAACTGGCTATCATGACCGACTGACAACTTTTCCCACCCCAAAGGCATAACGGAAGGAGAGTATTTTTGCGTCAAGGCAAGCTGCTCGTAAAATTGTTTAGCGTTCAATGCAGTTCCTCCTTCGGTATCAACAGCGCCCTCAGTTCTTCGCCAAACAGTCCGGTGACGAATTTCGACGTGTCCTGATACGCTTTCGCCGCCCCATGTCGTTCGTGATTCTCGTCCATCTGACTTCTCGTAAGCGCCGGATGCTTCTGCAACGAAAGATTCGACTTCATCAGTCTGTCCAAGGTCTGAAGGAGGAAGACGAGTCGCTGTTCCATAGGCAGGGCTTTCAACGCTTCAAAGCCGGATAGGGTTTCGGTTACTTCCTCAGACATACTCTCCCCCTCATTTTTTGGAATTGTCAAGAATTTTTCTGCCAGTCTGCGCTTCGTACTTCATTTTGTTTCGGTCGATAATTGCTTCAAGCTGTCCTTCTCTAAAGATTCCGTTACCTTTCTTGCCGGCGTTGTCAAAGACAGTGTGATGCTGAAAACAGACGCAGATTGCATCGTAGTCCGACCCTTTCAACGACGTGCCACCTGTCGAGGTATGATGATAAATCTTTTGTCCCATGCACGGCCCACGACCTCGTAACTCGCATTCCTGAGTTAAAAGCCACAGGAGGAAATTCTTATCACGCGGAGTTTTTACTTTCCAGTTTGCACCCGTCATCAGTACGAACGCGAGTAGACGATGTCGTTCACTTCACCGCCTCCCCCAACTTCCTCGCCCTCTCCGTCATCTCGGCAAGCCGTCTATCTTTCTCCCTTGATCGCTTAACCCCCGCCCGTGCTTCTTCCGGTGTTACCCCTAAATCGGCAAGGGCTTGTTCTGCTGTTGCCAACCTGGCGCGGAGGGTGGAGAGTTCGGAGGCAGCACAAATAGGGCATCCACAGTAAAGGTCATGCCCGCAATGCTCACAGGTAAATGCGTTTGTGTCATGGTCAAACGCTTTGACCAATTCAATAGCTTTACATTCTTCGTCGTACCTACTCATCCCTTCCCCCCTTTGCGCCGGATGGCTTTCAACTTGACAGCCCGTTCACAGCAAAGATTAAGAATTGTTCGGCTGTTCATTCTTTTCCAAATTATCACTCCCCCCTCCCCCGCAGCGCGGGTGTTATCTAAAACGGCAACTCGTCATAGTCATCCACACGTGTTGACTCCAAAAGCCTCTGCTTCACCGCCTCTGCCGTCACCGCTCCCAAATCGTACACAGTCACTGGGACTCGACCCAACTTTTCAACAGCCGCCAAACAAACGTCTCGATCCACAAACGTCATGCCGTAAATCGCTTGAGCCCCGAACAGTTTGGTGAATCCGACATTGCCACCGACAGCAGGAACGTCAACGCGAACGAATGTCCCACCAAGGCTGTACTCACTCACCTTCCCGGCTATTGTCTGACGGCCCATCAGTTCAAGAATCGCGTAGAGGTCAGGGGAATCAGTCATTTCATCATCTCCTTCGCAATCTCCACAGCCCTCGCCTCATCGCACTTCTCACCTTCCATGATGATAGCAACGCGCTCTAGGAACTCGCAGTTCTCGTCGGTGATAGGGGTGTCGAAGACGCTCATCGCTTCTTCCTCCCGTATTCGACCGCAAAGCCCATAGCCACAACGCTTGCTGCAACGCTTACTGCCGCATGAGCCAAAGCTATTGACATATCACCTATCGACGCCTTGAAAATCGCGGTCAACAACCATAGCGCACTCACAATGCCCCATACGATTATGTGGATCATTTTGCCTCCGGTCTTTTCATGCCCTTCACGTTCCCAAGGTACGACTTATGTTCTTCAAGCGTACGACGTGCGTTTGCGACCTTAGTTTCTCCGGTCGCCAGCAAATAAGAATGAGCAGCGTCCCATGTGTCATGCACTATCTCGTAATCAGTCACTTTCTGCCGGCGTTTTCCATTGACCCATATAGAAGTATCGCTCTCTCGTTCAACTTCGATTTCGGTAATTTTAGCCTCCACTTTCCAGCGACCACTTCCAGTAATATACTTTTTCATTTTGCCTCCAAGAGAGACGGATTTTCGTAGATATTTCCGATGACCCGCACCGTTAAATTATGGTCCGATAGCCACCCATTATCTGTTTTATCTGCAAGTTCGTATTGCCAGCAACCTGCACCTGATGCCCAAGAAATCACCGCGTTATTGACTCCATCAGTGATTATGTCGCCCTCGTAAATCTCCTTGTCGTTCTTGTCGCGGAGTCCAGTGAATTGCATAACCTCGCACTCTGTCCAATCGCCATGCTCATTGTGGTAGGCGACATACAGCTTGCCGTAAGAAAGTCCGGTAAAGTAGCGTTGAGTGTCGCAGACATGACAACCGTCCTCGATGTATGGCTGAGTATCGTTCTCAATCTCGTCGCCATAGACCATCTTCCCCCTCTCTGCATCCCAGGCTCTAACGCGGATCTCTCTCACAGCGCCCTCCTTTTATAATCAGGCATAATAACCCCGCGCCGTCCATTGAAACGCGGCTGACAAATCTTCTTGAGACACACAGGGCAATAGACACCCTTCTTGCTCTCGACCTCGCTGCCACATTTGATGCAGGGTTTCACGGTTCAGAAACCTTGAGCAATTCCATCGCCTGTTTAATATCATTAATGGTGACTCCACCAGGGCAACGTGAATATTGAATTTCTCGTTGTAAGTGTGCCCACAGCCGCGACAGGTCTAACTCTGTTACGTAATCCTCTTGGCTTAAATAGCATCTTCCAGGCGAAGAATAGCCCCGACCATCTGCGTACCACGTCTCAAGATCGATTCGTTCTGCGCGATATCCTTCCCCGACCGTCGCCCATTTCCGACCTACCTTCGTCACTTCAACTTCGTATGGCGCACTTCTTCGCGGCACATACCAGAGTTTTTGACCCACCTTTAACATTGTCATCCCCCTATCACCCTACTCACCGTCTTCGCACACCACGAAGCACCCGCAGACGTAAGAACTCCCTTAGAATTAAGAATCGACGCAGCAGCAGTCAAAGACCCCCCAACCTCCAACGCCCCCTTGACCACGAGAAACACCGAGTCACGAAACGCCTGCGCCTTCTCCTTTTTCAAGATCGCCGCAGCTTTACGCGCATTGGTCATGTCAGCACCTCTGTACCCACCTAACTTGACCCCTCTCGCTTTCGCAGCAGCAAGCGCAGCTTTCGTCCGTGAACTGATCCTTCGCCCCTCAAACTCAGCAAAATTTGCCATGCCGACAAGAATCATCCGGCCTTCATCACTCTTT